CATCAGTGGATTTACCTGTAGGTCCTTACACATCATATAAAGTGAGTGTATCAGACGAGGGATATGCTATTTCATATTCAGCAAACGATCCAAAGACAGCGTACATAACTAAGGACATCACAGAGAAGGGTGGTTTCTTAGGATTAGCAACTGAAACTACTAAGGTAGTAGAAGAATACTTTATGGATGGTCAGATTAACCAAGGTGGTGCAGTCTCTAATGCTAGGTCTTGGATAGATAATCCACCTGGTTTGACCATGGGACAGGCAGCAGAGTTGGGTGCAATCAGACAATCAGAAGAATGCATCAAAGCAATAGGAAGTGCAGAAGGCACAGGTAGATTGGTTGGCACATCGATTGGTGCTAGTGCTGCTCCTGCTGTTAGTGGTATCCCCTTTATTGGTTGGGTAGCTGCAGGATGGGTAGCGATGTTTGGTGGTAATCAAGGTGCAGAGATAGGTGGAAATATGGCAGAGGACTTGAATAAAAACTGCTAATGACTATTCCTACTATACAGATTAACAGCACTCATGTTAATTCTATAGGGATATTCAAGGTTAACGTGCCAGAGTGGTTAACATCCACTCCGACACATGCTGTACCTAATCATCCACCTGCTACTGTCATCATAGGTAGTCCTATTATTGACATGCCAGGTTGCATTGAGACACACGAGTTTAGTGATAGAAATAATAGTATAATTAAAGACGATGAAGATAATCTATTAGTATTCTGTGATGCAGAGTATCCATCTTATGATGCGATGGATTATGAGCCAGATCAGTTACAGTTAGAGATGGAGGCAGCAGCTCCACCTGTTGTTGAGGCACCACCTGCACCAGAAGTAGATGCACCCGAGGTGCCACCAGTAGATCCACCTGCAACTGAGTGTCCTGCACCTAATCAGCCGCGAGTGGGTGATCTAACTCAGAATGGAGAAGAGAGAGTTATAGGTCATGAGCTACAAGGCACTACCTGTGTGGTATTGTATGAAGATACTACAGCAATCGAAAAATTTTTACCCTCTACAAATCAAGTGAGCACTACAGCAGCGATAGCAGTAGTGGCAACAGCCGCGGCTGCTGCTACACCATTATTATTGAGAGTCATAAAACCAGTCATAAAAAAACTCACGACTACTGTCCAAAAGAAACTTGGAAAGCATCGTGAGTTATCTAGAAGTGAGATAATGACAAACAAATATCGTGAGAAAAAAGGACTACCTCCTTTAAAAGTTAAAAAGAAGAAATCATAACTTAGAATTATTTCCTATAGAGATCTCCTTTAGGCTGCTTGCGTTGCCATTAGGTATCGTGTGTGCATGGGGAGCCACAACATTAACATTCTGCACCACAACATCAGCACATACACTATAGTAAGGTGACTTTGGATGGAAGGTGATCCCAGCCTTCATCAGCTCACCGCAGTTTTTCAATCTGGCAATCTCAAAGTCTAATCTTTTATTTGCATTTGCTTGATTCATTAATGCTATATTTGCGTCTGCTGCTTCTTTACATTGTTCTTGTAATTTCTTATCTAATGGTTTAGACCACGTTGCTGAGACACCTAGTGAGAAATTATAGTTATCTTTCTGAGCTGTCCTAGTAGGGACGTAGTACAAAATATTACCTGGATTGTCTAACACACCGTCATCATTGACGTCTGACATGTCGTACACTGGCGAATCCCAATAATCCTCAAATGGTTTTTGGGATGATGCTGTTGCTGTGGCATATGGTGTAACGTTGAGGGTAGGACCCTGACACTGTATACCATTACCATATGTGTTAGTTATATATGGACCTTGTAAAACCTGTATAGCTTGGTTGGTCACTGAGCCAGAAGAATTCGCGATCGGCGATGCAGTCGCACTAACTCCACCAACTGTCTCTGCTATAGCAGAAGGCATAAACCCAGTCATAGCAAGGGATATCCCTATTGCTGAAAGATACTGGTTGTGTCTGTGACGCTTGTTACGGTTGTTTCTCTTTGTATTATTGTGTGATTCGACAAGCCTGGTCCGCTGTATGTTTCCGTGAATTGAAACGGTGCACCTGGTGTTGTCTGTGTGAAGGTGGGTGTTGTCCCTACTCCTGTCCATGTTGAAGTCACTCCGTCAATAGTTACATTAGTTGTAGATGTGGTTGGTGATAAATTATCATTTGATGTAATTCCATTTCCCGTTACCGACCATTGATAGCCTGTATTATAATCCATGGAATTTATGGTCTCTTTCACCGTAGAAGTCGTTTCCGTGTGGGTGGTCATCGAACCTTGAGTGAAATTTGGTACCACAGGCACTGCTATGACTGGGGTTACGCCCATTGCAAAAAACATGAGGAATAGTTTAGATATATTCCTCATGATCTTAATCAAAGATAGTTACTTCACTTACAAACTGACCTGTTGTTGTTGATCCAATGTTACCAGTACCTGTAAGTGTGATTGCATGAGCAGCAGTAACAGTACCTGGTGCGTTAGCTGAGCTATTCTGTGTGCCTGCAGATGTAATTGATACACTACCGAAGTCTGAATATTCAGATGCTGTACCTGCTATGTCACCCTTAGTGAATGACTGAGCAAAGGAAAAGGATCCTGATCCTGTTTGTGTTCCTGTGATAGATCCTACGGTTGCGACACCTGTTGTGCCATCGTAGGTGTTAACTCCAATACCATTTGAGGTTGCACTCGATGCACCTGCTGCTGTATGGGATGTTGTCACGTTTGTACCTGAAACGGAAAAAGAGTTTCCAATTCTTGAATAGGTTGCTGTTTGTGCATCTACTGTGTGTTGTAAACTTGACTGGTGTCTAGTTGACAATCCACCTGCATTTGCAGCTGATCCTAGGGACAATAACATAATAAAGAATAATGTTTTCTTCATTTTATCCTCGCGAGGGATTACTACTGTAGCTTTATTTAGCATAGTTTTTATTACGGTATTCTGTAACAATCCAGACGGTAGTCACCATATACAGTTACATTACTTCATGGTTAAATAGTAGTGTCGCCTTCGGGGACACACAACTAAACTCGCTTTTAAAGGAGAATTATGAAATTAACTAAGTGGACATCTAAGGATGTCGATGCAATCTTTGATGCAGCAAATCGCTACAGTGTAGGATTTGACGATCTATTTTACAGACTACATGCATATGGAATAGGGTCTCCACAGACACAATACCCACCATATAATATTGTCAAAGAGTCTGACGAGACATGGAGAATCGAATTAGCACTAGCAGGATGGGATCCAAAAGATGTAGAGGTCTCAACAGAAACTAACGTGCTGATAGTCAAGTCAGTAGATAAAGATGAGACTGATAGTCAGGAGTATATACACAGGGGTGTAGCAGCAAGATCATTCTCTAGAGGATTCAACCTCAGTGATGATGTAGAGGTAGGTGATGTTAAGTTTACCAATGGGTTGTTATCTATTACTCTAACTAAGATCATTCCTGATCATCAAAAACGTAAGGTATATGATATATCTTAAAATTAAGGAGGTGCTTGACACCTCCTTTTTTCATGGTAAGATAAATAGGTCACTAGTCTTTCTAATATGAGTATCAAAATTGCTAGGATGGTTAACGGCGAAGATGTAGTCGCTGACATTAAAGAAGTAAGGAATGCACCGTCTAAGGATTACACAAGTAATCCAGAGGATCTTCGTGTGCTTGCTTATGAATTTAAAGATGCATTTTCTATTCAATTAGAAATGAATGAAAAGGATTTTCTTGTAGAAGAAGAAGGGAATGGGGACAATCCACTAAAGGATATCCGTATGAGATTTTATCCATACTTTCCATTGACAGTCGGGGCAAATTTTATTTCCCTACACCATGTTGTAAGTATTGCTGACCCTCATCATGAGGTGCTTAAAAGATATGAGCAAGCGTTGACCACTATTAAAAATTCAAAACCCCAAAAAGATGATGTTAAAGTTGATTATACTGAAATCCCACCCGAAGGTCTTCTTGTTGGGTGACGTTGTAGAATTAGACGAAGAAC